ATGTCATAAAAATCCTTTATTGCCTTTGCCAAGAAACTAAAAGTGCGCCGTTTTCAGAACCGGTACCAACAGCATATGCTAACGGCACTCGGTAAGGTTTGTTTGATGCTGCGTTTGATGCTACAGCCGCAGGGCCCGCCGATCCGGGGTTGCCTGCCGATCCGGGGTTGCCCGCAGAACCACTTGTTGCACCCGAACCCGCTGCACCTGCATTGCCTGCTGAACCGTTAGCGCCTGCGCTTCCAGCATTGCCCGGATTTCCTCCCGTAGCGCCTGAGCCAGAATTGCCAGTAGCTCCTGCGTTTCCATTTGCACCCGCAGTACCTGCATTGCCCGGATTACCTAATGTTCGACCCGTGCCTGCCGCACCAGTATTCCCTGCCGCACCGTTTCCATTACCAGAACCGCCTCCACCACCAGAACCACCAGAACCAGTAAAAGAACCACCGCTGCCGCCAGAGCCACCCGCACCGCCGCCGCCCTGCGCACCCGCGTTACCCGCAGAACCGGGGTTACCCGCAGTACCAGCGTTCCCTCCGTTGCCACGAACACCGTTGTTTCCCGCATTACCAGTACCACCAATGCCACCGGGATTTCCAGCAGAACCACCGTTGCCACCATTGCCACCAGAACCATTGTTTCCGGGATTACCGGAATTTCCAGACGCGCCAGAATTACCTGCAGAACCACCAGCGCCCCCATTACCTCCCGCGCCACCAGTACCTGCAGGACCACCCGCAGTTCCGGCGAAATTTAAAGTGGTAAACGTAGTTGCATTACCGGAGTTGCCAGAAGTTCCAGAAGTTCCTGTGTTACCAGATGCGCCTGTGTTACCAGATGCGCCAGCACTACCGGGGTTGCCTGCGTTACCTAACGTGCGACCAGAACCAGCGGCACCAGTAGAACCTACATTACCACTTGCACCCGAACCGCCGGGACTTCCCGCACCACCAGAATTTGCACCAGTTCCATTTGCGCCTACTGAGCCTGCGTTTCCATTTGCACCTGCGCTTCCGGCATTACCCGGATTACCCGGATTACCAAAGCCACCACCGCCACCGCCACCACCACCACCGCCTGCGCCTTGAGGTGTACCACTTCGGCAACCGCCACCACCCCCGCCACCGCCGTTGACAGTACCTCCTGCTGAGCCCGGGTTTCCATTAGCACTTGTATTTGCTGTATTTACACCGCCGCCAACACCACCACCACCACCACCTGATGGCGCAAAAGTAATGCCCCCATTACCACCGTTACCACCAAATGCGGCATTAGGGGCAAAATTGCCATTACCGCCCGGACTGCCGCTTGCACCGCCCGGACTTGCTCCCGGCCCACCGCCACCACCATTAGGCACAGTGCCAGTGCCTCCACCGCCTCCAGTAACCCCTTGATTACCACCCGCCCCGCCCGGACCGCCGGGACCATTGTTTCCGGGATTTCCCGCATTGCCGGGAGTTCCTGCGTTGCCCGCATTACCACGAGCACCACCTGCACCACCAGAACCATTGTTTCCGGAATTACCGGGATTACCCGCAGCTCCCGGATTGCCAGCCGAGCCAGCCGAGCCGCCATTTCCGCCCGCGCCGTTGTTACCGGGATTTCCTGCACTACCCGCGTTGCCTATCCCGCCGGAATTACCAGCGTTGCCTCTGCCGCCCTTTGCATTGATAGAAATTACATTGACACCAAACGGCAACGCATAATTACCGCTCCCGGTTAAAGGTGCGGACCCCGCATTGACGATGGTGCGTCGTAGTGTGGTGGTAAAACCTAGTCCCATGATTTAACCCATTAGGCGTTTGTGGCGTTGTAAAGATCAACGATTGTTTTAATATCGTCAATACCCTTTAAGTACTTTACCGGAGAAAAACGAGCAGGTATATCATCATGCACCTCAACATATGTCAAAAGGGGAAATGAATCTACATCTGGCAAACGGTCTTTCCACCAGCTATTTATCGGCATAAAAACCTCAGGATGCTGAGAGGCGTCGTTGTACATTAGCTTTACAAACGGTAAACCAGAATGATCCATAAACGCCATTGCTTGTATGTTCTCGGCAGAGTTTGAGACAACTTCCGAAACATATAAATATAACTCTTCAATTCTAACGATAGCCATTGTCATCACTCCTTTTTAAGAAACATTAGCCATAGCAAAAGTACCAAAATAGAACGAGCCGCCATTTACTGTGAAGAAAGTCAGCACGTCAATTTGGTTTGCGCCTGTGGAAAGAATAGGCGCTGTACCGTCCGTGTATTTTGCATTGGTGAAAGTAGCCAGTCGGCTACCTGTTGCATCCTGACGCAAGATCACAGTACAGTTCTTTGAAATCCCCGAAGATGGTGGATTTGTAAATGTAAATGTTACGTTGTTTCCAAGCGTAATGTCAAAAATGTTCGACAACGAAAGGTCAATGTTGTAGGTGGCCGCTGATACCGTTCCGACTGTGGTAACAGTTTCGTTGTAGGACTGTAGTTGTTTACTGGTTAGCGTTTGACTGTCTGTTGTACCAACAATAGCGCCACTTGGTGCTGTTTTAGAAGTTGTCCAAGCAGAGCCAGTAGAAACCGGAATACCCACACCGGGGTAAACCATGCCAGAAGGCGCAACAGCCCATGATGCAGTTGTACCGTCAGCCGTAAGCAAGTAACCGTTAGCACCAATAGGCAAGCGGGTTGCAGAGTTTGTTCCGTTACCAAGGATTAAATCGCCAACAGCGGTGATAGGTGACAAGGCGTTAAATGCCGCACTTGCCGTTGTTTGGCTTGTACCACCCGAGGCTATTGGAAGCGCAGAGCCTAAAGTTAAAGAAGTGAAGTACGAAGCCGCGTCAACAACGTTTGTGCCATTATTAAAGACCAAAGTGGCCTTACCCGCAGGAACAGTGATACCCGTTCCGCTTGTGTTTTTAACTGTCTTAGCCCCAGTACCAGTGTTATTGATAAGGTAAAACTTTTCAATCTGGCAACCAGAACCCAATATTAAGTTACGTACAGAGCCTATGCCCGTAGAACTTTCTGTAATGTTTAAACGTAAATTTCTAGCTGCTTGGGTTGTTGCTGAATCGGTAAGCGTAATTGTTACATCTGCGTCAGACGCAAAGTTTACAGTAGCTTCACCTGTAATAGCTTCACCAAGAACCGCGTCACCAAGGTTGACATTGGTGGCTGTGCCCCATGTGCCTGAGTTTGCCCCGGTTTCAAGCAACTCTATTTTAAGTGCTGAATATGTTGATGCCATTTTTTACCCCTAGTTCGTCGAGACAGCAATCCAATTCGCCGTCTGCGTATTATCTATCACACTCCAAGCAAATGCTTGTGAAATTGAACCAACTTGTCCGGTTCCAGACACACCTGAAAGTGCAACAAATTTGTTAGGTGTTACTGAACCAACAGAACCCGTAGCGCCCACGCCACTTAATGAAACACCCAAACCTTCATTGCCAACTTGTCCTGTACCAAATACGCCCGTAAGTGCTACACCAACACCTACCTTGCCTACTGCGCCTGTCCCTTGAACACCCGACAACGATTGCCCAACGCCTAGCAGTCCAACTGCACCGGTAGCGTTAACTCCAGATAACGGAACCAAGAACTGACCGTCAACCGATCCAACATTGCCTGTTGCACTAACGCCGGTAATACTTATCTCAACACCAAACGACCCAACTGCACCTGTGCCTTGAACACCCGACAACGACTGCTCAATACCAAACGATCCAACTGCACCAGTAGCGTCAACTCCAGACAGCCCAACTTCAAACTGACCATTGACCGATCCAACATTTCCAGTAGCGCCAACTCCGGTAATGCCTATCTCAACACCAAACGACCCAACTGCGCCTGTGCCCGATACTCCGGTAAGCGCGACACTTTCTTCAATTCCCTCGTTGCCTACCTGACCTGTAGCAGATACCCCTGTTAAAGCTTGTTCTACAAGCACCTCAACTGAACCTGCTGACCCTGTACCAGACACCCCAGATAACGCAACTTCTTCTAAAACTTCAACTGATCCAACCTCGCCTGCTGCGCTAACTCCTGTAAGTGTTTTTTCTATAAACACCCCAACTGAACCTAACGATCCAGTAGCACTAACCCCAGATAACGTTATTTCAAGATCTACAGTGCCTACTAATCCGGTTGCACTGACACCACTTAGTTCAATGCTCTCTAAAACCGCTACAGTACCTACCCCACCCGTGGCAGTTACGCCCGTAAGCGCTATACCAACACCCACACTACCTACCGCGCCCGTAGCTTGAACACCTGCTAACGATTGCTCAACATCCAGCAGTCCAACCGCGCCAGTGGCTTCAACCCCAGACAACTCGGCTGTGAACTGACCGTCAACCGATCCGACATCTCCGGTTGCACTAACGCCGGTGATGCCTGTCTCAATACCAAAACTACCAACTTCGCCTGTACCACCTACACCAGATAGCGCAATTGATATTACTAAAGCAACTGCTCCAAGAGCGCCCGTGGCTGAAACACCTGTGAGCGCATCTTGACTGCCGCCCCAAGTATTATCACCCCAAGCGTCTGCGCCCCATGCTGTGGACATGACTTACCAATTACGCGATTCGGAGCAATCCGGTCGTTGCGTCATTAACTGGCATGGTCAGTGAAAACGTACCCGCAGCAACTGTTTGAGGTGCGAACGTGTAAACAGCCACAGAGTTTTTACCCGCGTTTGTGTCGTTATACAAAAGCATTGCATCAAACGAAGTTGCTAACGTAACTGTCGTGTAGGTAATACTCGCAGAAGGTGTCAGAAACGATGTTGTTCCAGAACTGCTTGGTGCTGTACCAAACGTCACAACCACACCGCCTGCACTGTATCCAGTACCAGACACTTCAGTGACTGCGCCTGTATACGATGTTGTAGCCGCACCAAGAGAACTTGCCGCTGTGTACAACGCCGCTTTAAACACATCAGCAGTTGCTACTGTATGCGCAGGAATGCCCGTTGCATTAAACGCATGAACTGCGTTAAATAAGTCCACCTTGAATGAGGTGGTCATTGCTTGTGAATTTGCCATGATTTTTCCTTAAAAAGAAGCGGTTTCACCAAAACTAACAACAGCACGTTTAAGCTGCACATGCACAGAACGGTGAACTAATTCACCGGCTAACCAATACTCCACCCACGTGGTAGTTTCGTTATCATTATCCAATGAACCTTCACGCTTTTCAAGCAATGATTCGTCCATTTCACCTTTGGTTGTGGTAATCAATTTGAACTCCTAATAAGAGCCGCCGTAGCGGTGTTTGCGGGCATAGTGATTGTAAATGTACCAGCAGATGTTTTGTCAGAACCAAAGTCTAACACTGCTATAGATTTGTTACCTTGGGTAGAGTTGTAAATCAACGCACATCTTGCAGTAATTACGCCTGTCCATGAGATGTTTGGAAAGCCAACATAAGCTGTGTATCCAGAAGTGTTGACTGTGATTGGTGTTAACTGTGCACCGCCAGCAGAGTAAGTGCCTGTGTTAGCTACTTCGTTGGTTGAGTTGTACACAGTTGTGTCCTCATTTAAATTTGCGCTGGCTGTATACAAGGCAATCTTGATGACATCCGTAGTTAAGTCATGGATACCTTGGTACAACTGTGCCTTAAAACTGGTGGTCTGGGTCTGGATAATTGACATATTAAGTTACCTTCTGACGGAACTGACCAGAACGATATGCGTCTTGACGCTCCATACCATCACCCAAACGTTTAGCCAATGCAAGCGCTTCCATGAACTTTTGGTTGTATAACGCCAGCATGTCTGACTCACCCTTCATGTAGGTGTAAGCTTCAACCAAAGATGCGTACAAAAGCACAGGGTCAAAGTTGTCACCTAACCATGAAGTATAGGGAGAAACTGTAATGCTTGGTGGGTAGAAGAAATAATGAAGCTCAGAACTGTACGCCGCATCAGGTGTCGGGCCAAGGATAAAGGTCAGTTCAGCAGGGTTGTCTGAACGTGGGCCAAACAGTGCGTAATACTTAGGGATCCCCGTGTCCGTGGGCTTGGGGTACGCCTGCCGGATGAAATTAACATCTTTGTTCAACAAGTACTCGTATTCGCCACTGGCGTTAATAACAGCCAATGAATACACAGCCAAAAAGTCCGTGGGGCACTGTAAGTATTTATTATTTGTAGTCATTGACCCCGTCACGTTACCGCGCAAAGACGGAAACTGCACTGAGTTAAATATACGCTCTTCAGCTTGCTGAACGAACACGGGGATATTAGCCACGAAATCTGTTTCCGTGTTCTCCGTGTACGCTTGAATAGCGTTGCTGAGTTGCGTGTAATTCATGCCATTGGGCCTCTAGCCATAGTTCCCTTGGTGGCCGCGCCGTTGCCACGGGTGACAATACCAGATGTCTTAACGGTTTCGTTGCCAGCAGCTTTGCTAATGTTACCAACACTCATATTAACGGTGTCGGCTTTACTACGGTTTGGGGGAATGCCGGGGTTCTCAGATATGCCCACAGGCTTACCACTCATGGTGTGTGGCTTGGCGTATGCAGAAGCAGGTAGATTGTTAATCTTGGCCATGTTATTTCCCCTGATTTTTAACTTTGGCCATACCGCGACCATACTGCATCATCATCTCATTGGTCTTACCGCCCTTGGCAAGCTTTGTAGGCGTTTTGCCGGGGTGCATGTTTTTCTCGTGCTTGCCGACAGCAGATTTAATCATCTTCTTGTCTTGGGCTAAATCTTTCTTGTCCATACTAGACTCCTTTAATTTACTGTAACTGTACCAACAAACGTCGTTGCCACCAAGTAGTTTGGCGTCAAAGCGACATCAAAATTACTGGCCCCGCCAACTGGGTTCCAGCCCCACTGCAAATCTCGTGACCCGCCAGTCAAATTGCCACTAGCGTTTGTGCCTGCCGTAACGTACGTTGTGTCCTTGCGCGGGTTACGCACTGCTTGCGGATCACTCACCGGAAACATTCCCAACAGCAATTGCGGTTGGTCGGGATCAAAACACTGGGGGCACACAAGCAGATTGTAAATCTTAGTTTTTTGAATTTCTTTACGTAATGCCGTTAATTTAAACTGCTGGCCACACCTATCGCACATGGCGATACTGTTTCTACCAGAAGCAAACCGATTACTCATTTATGTACCACTACCAATAAACTGTTGCCTTGGAACAAAACGAACCGAAGCTTTCTCGCGATCTTCATCAGCGGCCAACTGCCAAGCTTCATCGTATTGTTGCTTTAAGACAGGTAGGCGCTCAGCGCCGTTCTCAATCTTAAGAGCCAAGTAGTAGGCTAAACCTGCCACCATACAAGGCAGGAAACGGAAAGGCACATCCATCGTGCGTACACCCCCGCCAGCATCATCAATACGGCGCATACGCCAGTAAACAAACTGATACGTTGCGCTGTTATCTGGGGTTGGCCAGAGGGTCACAGAAGGGAGATTCTGCGTGTACACAGACACGCCAGTTAAGTGTGCTGCGGCAGTTGTGCCGTTCTGACCACGGAAACAGTTGTTAAGCACGTTGCCAGAAATGTAGCCGTACTGGACAGTCTCGTTTTCAATCAACAAGAACCCTGTAGCTGGAAGTCCAGCCACTGAAGTCAGCGTAATTGTTGTATCTGTGGCTGTAATCCCGCCGTTAAGCGTGGTGCCAATGGACGAAGTCTGGCCATCCAAACGCTGATACCACACCTGAATAGGGCGGGCTTGTTGCAGTTTGTTGGGGATTGTGGCGTACGTAGAAACACTGATACGCGTAATGGTTAGGTCAGCCTGTGTGGATGCGCTACC